TTAACTAGGCGTTTCGATTTTCAAAATATCCATGAATTGAATTTTATGTATTGCATTCGGTCCATCACTCACTACAATTCTATTAAGTTGTTGTTCCAGTTTAATTATTTTACCTTGGATAATAGTTGGTTCATTAAATTTTCTATACACAGTAAAGACTAATTCTGTATCATCCTGTACCGCCAATTGTATTAATTCAGCAGCTTCTTGTTGTTCAAATTCATCCATGTATGGTCTAGGTTCCTTTTTTGAACCACTTTTCTTCTTTGGTGGTTTTGGCACTCCATTTGTCATATAATATCACCTCATTGAGCGTTTTAAGCGTATTGATATTTTGTTCTTACTTTATCAACAGATAGTATATTAGTGAATTTCAACGTTCTAACTTGTTGTTTTTTCATACAATACACCAATATACGATCTTCATATATCTTTCTGACAATTACAGTTCTTTGAGAGAAATCTCCTGAACCGTTTAAATAAATTAATTCAATTGGTATTTTTTGATTGAATGAGCATGTAAGTAAATGATTCATAAGATGACCTCCACGAGAACGTTTGTTTGTGTAAATTATAGAACAATCGTTCTGTTTCGTCAATGAATTAGAAACGAACATTTACAGGTATTACATGAAATTGGTATGATTTAGGTATTATTTTAAGGAGGGGTTTTCATGAGTTATGATACGATTGCATCGCTACAACGTATGCAACAATTAGAACAAGCCCAGGCTACAGCTGGGAAACGATTAATCTTAAAAAGAATAGATAGTAATACAGAAAGAGCTTTAATTATCCTCGGATTACTCTTAATGATCCCCACACTTGGAATCTCAATTATGCTAGTTGGTATTTACGCTTTAATTACAATGTTCGTGAGGAAAACATATTTAGTTAAAAACGTAGCTACTGGAGAGAAATTCAGAGTGGATAAACAAGACTTCAAACAGTATAAGAAGAAGTTTAAGAAGAAAGAAAAGCAAGTTAGAAGAATTTCTGATTTATAATAAAAATCCCCCTCTAAATATAGAAGGGGATTTTTTAAAATATATGTTGGAGAACTCTTTTTCGATAGCACTACATCACCTAAGTAACAATGTAGTAGAAAAATTAGAACAAACAGTGCGCTATCAAAAAACAACATGTAAAATATACAATATTTAAATGTAGAATGTCAATATACTCTTATTTAATTTCTACATAATAAGAACTAGCTGTAATATAAAACACATTACCTCTACTATTCTTCACTTTATATTGCTGCGAGCCATTTACAGATACTTTATCAAGGATTGTAAATCCTAATCCTTCATCCACAGTCCCTGCTACATCTCTATCTAACCAGGAAGGTTTTGAATAGAATCGTAAGTCATTCACTTTAGAAACAACACGTTTACCTTCCACAGATGACGCTTCTTCTTTATAGCGAATGTATGATGAATCATTATATACCCACTGATTCCCTCCAAGATTCAACCAGTTTCCTACTTTACCCCAGACTTTATATGATTCACCTTTTTGTAATTTACGAATAACACTATTTGTTGTGGATGGACCAGAACGAAGGTTTACATTGTATCCATCAATATACGCTACTCCCACTTCATTAATAACACCAGGTACTTCATTTGGTTGCTGTGGTTTCGCTTCAACTGAAATAGAATCTCCATTATATGCTTTTAATACATCAGCACGAAATTTTGATTCCGATACACCATGACTGCGAAGATAGTCAATCGGATCTTCGTGATCTGTGCCACCAAACTTATACGTAATGTCTTTATGCGTCCACAATCCAATGGATGGATGGATATTTCTATCTTTTAAAATTTTAGCAAGTAACTTTACATATCTTTCATATGATTTTTTAAATTTAATAGAGTCACTAGTTTCAGAGAGCTCTACATGAACAAATCGTTTATTGGCTGCTGGACCTGCTCCCCATGCTTGATACTTAGTAGAAGCAATTTGAATTGTTTCATCCCAATCTGTTGCATAATGTACAAATGCAGAACGCCATGTTCTTGCTTCATAGTTTCGGATATTAATAGCAGGCGCTTCAGGAGTTGCTGTAGAATGTGCTACTACACCTTCATACGCTCCATATCCGTTGCGATATTCGACTTTAGGTAACCCTGGAATAATCATTTCTCGATCAGCAAAGACACTACCTGTTGAAGTAAATGCAATGATAGCTGCAGTAGAAATTGAGGCTAATAATTTAATAGATTTTTTCATTTGTCGTCACCATTCCCCATAATTTTTTGTTTAATATCTGATACATCCTTTGCAAGTGAACCAAATGCTTTTGCTTGTTCTTCGATGACTGCCTGGTTTTTTTCGATTACTTTTTGATACTGTTCTTCACGCTGTTCATTCTTTTTTTGCGTAGTAAAAAGCATCCACACAAATAACGCTGCGAATGCTCCTTGTTGAATCATTGAATTGAAGATCTGCTCCTCCACCGTTCTCATCTCCTTTTTAGCAAAATAAAAAAGCCTGCTTATGCACGCTCGATTTCTGATATTTAAATTAAAAAGTTCATTGCAATATGAACAGTACTTCCGCTTGGAACACCATTCACGAAAACCCCGCCATCAGGTTTTATTGTAACTTCACAAACTGTTGGTCCATTGCCATAAGCGAGTGCTGGGAAAGCGATGTTTTGCACAGGACGAAACCCAACCGGAAGGACTGCGAATATTGTTGTATTTGCCGGATTTCTAACCGATCCAATGACGGATATCTGCTCACCGCTTCTTTTATATTTCAAAATTCTATCGGGAACATTCTCTACCCCAGTTGTAGGAATGTTAATCCATCCTGTATCATTTTCAGCGGTTGCTATCTTTTTACCCTTCAAGGTTGCTGATCCATCTGGACGAACTATTAACCCACTTTGAGAATCCCAGGGAGTAGCACCGAATCCCATGTACAGATATTCTTCACCGTTCTTAGCCCCTTTGAAACGTCCAATTCCGCCACGATTAACGATTACGTCTGTATCTTTATCCATATAGTGTAACCCACGAGCAGAAGCACCTGTATTCTCGTCAGGCTGAGCCATCATAAGCTGGGCATTCTGAGTGAATCGTGTAAGCCCTGTGAATGAGTCGTTACTCTTCTTCATAAGGTTGGTATCTGTATTTACGTTTAACTTCTTATTAGTGTTATCGTAGTGGAGAACATTCAAGTTGTTATTCTGACGGTCTTCAATCCAAAACGAGCCGTTTGATCCAAACGCTAATGAGATTAAATCTTTTGTGCTATCCTTAGACGTAATACGCTTCAATGCTAAACCTACATGGAGATTCAGGTCGCCTGTCATGGTGTCTCCGCTTTTTTTGACGACATCCATAGTATTTAATTTTCTCTGTAACTCATCTATCGTTTTCTTAAGAATCTCAAAATCAGAAATGTAATTTTCTATTTTAATATTTCCTTCTTTCACATCACGTCTTAATGCAATTCGAATGTCTGGTGTACTCATTCGTTCTGTACTTTTTTCCATCACAAAATAAGCTGTCCAATCATCCGATGTAGAAACAGCTTGAGATGTAAACGTATATGAAAACACACCATTCTTTGCATCAACTATTTGAGCATCATCTCGAATAAATACTCCTGTATGATTTGTCGCTTCATATTTAACCACATATCCTGTTAAATCCACCTTCTCCCCTTTTTCTCTTACGTACACCGTAAGCTTCAATCCATTCTTGTCATTCTGCCGAGAACGAATTGTTTTTGTAAACACAGGATCTGCTAAATCTATCATAATTTCCTCATTCCGCATAACTACACCTCTTTCTAGCTATCTCTTTTCACACGTCTAAACGGCCTCTTCTGACGTTTTACTCTGTTCCTATGCTTTATATTCCCTTTAGGCTTCAATGGCTCTAATTCTTCTAATCTAGCATCAGTTTTTATCACATGCTCTTGAAATGCGCTGGTCAATTGTGAAAGCATTCCGTATAAGCCTACACCATTTTCCTCTGCTTCTTTTGGAATAACTAAACCATAATGCGTAGGAATTGCATCTGTAGTAATCGTTGGCTCTCCTTCTTTACGATTCATACGCATCTCATACAGTTTTGGAATATCATTTTTCAAATTGTACTGTTTAATTTCCCATTCCATTACTTTTTCAAGTGCACTGAATGCAATAGGCCGGATATTGGTTTTATATGTTTCTTTTGAAGAAACTTTGAAGTCTGAAGCAATTATTCCATGATAATACGATCCAAGTGCTGTTTTTATTTGAATATAACCATTTTCGTAACTCGAATTTCGTATCATCGCATTTGGAAGTATGATATCTGTATCCCCTCCAGATGAAACCCCAATACTCGCAATCCAATTGTCATTACGATAAAAACGAAACTGATCTTTGACTTTAAACCTCATATCACTTTGAGCATTTAGGACAATCATTTTGTCAGCATCAAGCATTGCATTCCCGGTTTGCGAAAAGTATAAAGAAGCTGCATTCAAGTATCCATTGCCATCGAGTCCTTTTGTAATTCCAATTCCACCAGATTTAACACTTGTATCTGAGAATTGGTATACCATAATAGCTCCATTTGCCCCTGTGGAATCTGAATCTCCACCTAAAATAAGAGTAGGTTGTATTTCATTTCTACTATTTTTGTAATACCCTACAAATACCCTTGTTCTAGATGACTCATACAAACGTATAAATTGCTTTGAGATATTTACATAGTTCACACTATCTGAAGTTCGTAATGTTGAACCTGTTATTTCTCCTCCTCGGACAAAGTTCCCACTTAACGTACCTGCAGTAATAAAATCAGCAACAATTCTGCCGTCACTTGTAATGGCAGTTCCATATGGTCCATTCACCCCTGTGGAAGAATACCCTAATCCATTCAAGTTCCATTGCCAAACCTTTTTAGCACTCTTTTCATCTTTCGTATCCATAATTAAAATACGATCTGGATAAATACGGACATGTCCTCCGAATCCTGAATTAATTAGGCTTGTAGCATTTGCTTTTGCTGCATCCAAAATAGAACCTGGCATATTGGATAACTCTTCTTGTACCAGATCAACTCTACCAGAAACGTCCGTAAAGGATTCTTTGAAGTTACCAATGGTTATATCCAGATACTCTTTTTTTATTGGATCATATTTATAAGCAATTACCTTCGCCTTTATATCAATACCATCTTCTTGATGCTCAACCGTAACCGTATCTGCCATATAAACACTTTGTAAATGCTTATAATCCTTATACTCTTCCGTTTGTGATAACTCCTGAAACTTAACGTTATAAGTTGCTTTAGGCTGATCAACCTTTTGAATAGCAAACATATCCTTAGCTGCCTGACGTAATAACCTATATGCTTCTTCTAACGGAACTGCATCTTCATCGTCAGCATTTTCACCAATAGCAGCTTTAATATGTTTAAATTCAACCACTTTGATTTTAGGGTGAGGATACTTATTTATAAGTGGGCTATCCACATACTTTTCAGGAAGAAATAACCCATCAAAACCTTGTGGCATGATTCTAGTTATGGGACTTTTCCAATCTACATTACCTTCATATCCTAATAAATCTTTCTTATGGCGAATCACTACTCCACGATCCATACCGCGATTTAGTAGCATCTTCACATCAAAATTATCTCGTTTTAATTCGCCGCCCCAACGATTAACAAATGAATTGTCTTGACTAGAATCCAATAATGCTTCCACAGGATTTTTACGGACAATACGTGCACTTGCTATCTTTGGTACATCCGAATAAAACTGAAAAGGATGCTTGTATTGGCATCCTGCTGACATACGATTCATAGCTCCATTACCATTTGTTGTTTCAGCAAAAATGTCTTCAATTAGATTTTCTGTTAAATCATAAAAAATGTGATAACATTGCGCTGTAATCTCACCCATACTGACTTTAGGAGCTGCTACTCGAAATAGTTGTTCGCCATCAGGAGTTGGAACTTTAATGATGCTCATTCCCTCTATTTCCAAGCCATGTGGTGCAAACAATGGATAACTAAATGAAAATAAAAATAAACCATTGAGTTCTTCCTCAACAGTTGCGTTATAAATATTTTTATCTAAAGCCCCTATACCATTGTGTGTAAAGTCAGTCTCATTTGGTTTATATAAAGTAATCATTTATATCTCCACCTAGGTCGAATTTCCATAAATTGAATTGCTCCTGACCACTCTATTGTATTTTCTCCTACGTTGAATATAGGGAACTGCCCAACCATTTTATTATTCATTGATATGGTATCGGTATATGCTTCAAGTACTTCTGAGTCTATGACAACAGAACCATTCACATCTTTTATTTGAAAAGAGACGTCATTGATTGTTATACGGAAAGTACCATTTCCCACAATCCAAAACTTAGGATCAGACTCAATTGTACCTGGATTATAAATTACACCAGGTTTGGTGAGCTTTAAATTTATATCCTCTGTATACTCAAAGGGATCTAACTTAAAATCCACTTCAAATTCACCGTGTTCTTCAATTTCATTTACAATATCACCTACTACAACATGTTTAATTTTTCGGTACACATCATCATCAGTAAAATATAATGTCTTTCCATTCATCAACCAAGCCTTCATACGTCGCACTAACGGCTTAATATTTTCTTCTTCAAGCATATTGAACTTTATTTTTAAAGGGACGTCTTTAAACGCCCCTTTTTTTGTAAGTGAACCATGTCTACCAGACACTTCAATATGTTCTACTTCTTGTTCTGCTGTAGGAATAACAGGGCGTTCTACCATACATATTCCATAGTCACTTGCTAACTGATTATCGATACCTATGTCTAGCAATTTAAGTCCTCCCTATTCCTATTTTTGAATTACGCCCTTTTTGAGCAAGTGCATCATCTATTTTTCCGACCATGCGGTCGATGTCACGATCATCCCTTACTGAAGGATTATAGATATTAACCACAGTTGGTTCAGTTGACATCGTTGCTGCAATCCCTTCACCAATCGCACCTAATGTTTTTTTATTCAACGGTAAAACTGCTTCATTTCCAGCTTCTCCTGCACCTTGCAACTGACCATTACTCATACCGAAAATAGTAGGTCTAGTAAAGATACCTCCTTTTGCACGCCATTGTACACCAATGCCAGATGGATACGTAATGTCTTTCCCTAAAATGTTTTTCGTACTAGTTTCTAAACTAAAATGTGGCATTTTAGGCATTTCAGGTTTCGGAATCTTTAATTTAAGATCGCTAAAGAAACCTTTAATTTTATCAATAAATCCCTTCACTTTATCTACCGCATCTTTTATCGGATCAACGATAAATCTCTTTGCTGCATCAAATTTCTCTTGAGCTGCATTTTTAACTGCGTCAAACTTCTCTCGTGCTGTGTTGTACATATCATTGAACTTCTCTTTTGCAGAATTATAAGCTGAAATAACTGGTTCAATAATATATTTATAAACTAAATTCCATGCCGTAAGTGTGTAAGATTGGATTTTTGCCCAATTACCTAGTATCCAATTCGCTAAATCATTCAATTTTTCTTTCGTTGCATTCCACAATTCCTGAACAGGCTGAATGACATATTGTTTTACTAGATTCCACGCTGCAGAAGTATACGATTTAACTGTTTCCCATTGTGAATTTAACCAAGAAACAAGCGCACCGATCTGTTCTTTAACCCAATTCCATGCTTCTTGAACAGGTTGAGTAATATATTGTTTAAATAAGCCCCAAGCAACTTGTGCGGCAGCCTTAGCAATTTCCCACTGCGTACTAAGCCATGTGACCAATTCACCAATTTGTGTACTTACCCAATCATATGCTTCCTGAATCGGCTGTATAATATATTGAGATATAGCCGCCCAAGCAATTTGCGCTCCAGCTTGTATTAATAACCATCCAGCCTCAAGAACCGTAGAAATCAAAGAAATAATTGGATCTAAAACCGTAACAATAGTATTCCAAGTTTCTTGCCAAGATTGTACGAGTGTTCCCCATAATTCAGAAGCTGTTTCAACAATACCCGTCCACAATCCACTGAAAAATTCACCTAAAGGAGACAATATACTATCTGCTAATTCAATGAATGAAGACCACGATTCTGAAAAATAATCAGTAATACCTGTCCAAATTTCCGATGCCGTATCAGAAATTCCCGTCCATAAATCTGTAAAAAATTGACCAACAGGCTCAAAGAACTCATTTACCATGTTTAAAAAATCTGACCAGGCTCCAGAAAAGTAATCAACTGTGGATGACCAAGCATCTTCACAAGTTTGAACTATGCTATCCCACAATTCACCAAACCAATCTTTAAATTCAGACCACTTTTCAGAAAGCCAATCAGTTATTTCTCCCCAGTTTTTCACGGCCCAAATAACACCTGCTATTACTATTGATAATCCTGCAATAATTCCTAAAACAGGCCATAGTGATAAACTCAATGCACCAAATGCAAGAGATAGTACACCAACCGCAGCTCCGATAGCTGTAATAACAATAGTTAATCCTGCTCCGATAGCAAAAAAGTTTCGAACCGGCTCTGGTAATTTAGAAAACCATTCAGCAAGATCTGATATCCCTTTTGCTGCTTTCGGAAGAACATCTGCAGCAAGGTCGGCAAGTTGTTTCCCTAACGGTTCCAGTGCTGCTTGCGTTTCTCGCAATACACTTTGAAACTTTTGTCCAAGAGATTCTTCTTGAAGCTTTTTCATTTCATCCATACGACCGTTTACATCGCCTATCGCATTTTTAACATCACCCATGCTCAAAATCGCTTCTTTCCCTTGTCCTTCCCACAAAGTGCGCATTAAGGTTTGTCCAATTGTATTCCGCTTAACTTGATCGTCCATACCTTGCAAGTCTGTTATTACTGATTTAAAGACATCCGAAGCTGATGCTTTACCATTTTTGAAATCCTTAAATAATCCTTGAGATTTTTCACTAAGTTCACCAAAGGCTTCACCAATATCTTTACCGCCGTATAATAACTGATTATTGAACTCAAGCATCCCGTCATTTAATCGGTCCAAGTTGTAGGATCCATTTTGAGTCCCAGCAATGAGCATACCAAACATATCTTGAGCACTAAACTGCATCTCTTTAAAGGTAGGCGAATATTCAGCTAAGTTATCAAACATTTCATCCGAGTAATTTAAACCTTCTTGCATCCCATATGCAAGTAAATCAAATGTTTCTTTTGAGCCTAGGCCAAATTGAGTCATTACTTGACCTGCACCACGCGTTGCTTCTCGCACATCAACATCAAACAAACTTGCAATTGTTAAAATATCCTCAGACACCGTTTGTAGCTCTCCATGTGGAACATCTCTCATATTTTGATAAACTTGAATTAAAGCTTGATCTACCTCTTCAAGATTTTCACCAAAGCCTTTTTTCCAAGTCTCTACAGCAATTTTTTGAAGGTTCTCAGCGCCTTTTGCTGATAAACCTAATGATGCTTGAATTTTCCTTTGTGATTTATCAAAATCTATCGCTATACCTACAGTCGCTTTACCAAGTTCAATCAGTTTTTCTGACATCCCCTGTAGCATCTGAGTGGCTTCCATCATGTTATGCAAATCTAATTTCTTACCTAGTTGTTCCATACCAGCTGCAGCTTGATCTCCACTCTGGCCAACACTATGCAACGAGTTTTCAAATTGCTTTAATGTAGTTTTTGCTTGATTTAGTTTCGTTTCAAGCTGCTGTACTTCTTTAGAATTTTCACCATATACTTTTTTAGTTGCACTCAATTGACGTTCGAGATTATCAACAACTCTCCCAGTCATTTCTGTTTGTTGACTTAACTGTCTTTGGGCTAGACCTAACTTATCAGCTTCACTAGCGTTTGCTCCTAATTCAGCATTTTGTAGTTTAAAAGCACTAGTCAATCGCTTTTGTTCAGCTTCTAAACCTTTTTCACTTTGCTGTAAAGAATCTAAATCACCTTTTGCTTTTCTGGACTCAGTTGCCTGTTGTGAAAGACCTTCATTCGTAGTTTTTAACGAATTCTCGAATTGTTTTAACGTTGTTTTAGCTTGGTTCAAACTCGTTTCAAGTTGTTTCACTTCTGTAGAATTCTCACCATATGCACTTTTTGCTGCACTTAATTGTTGTTCTAAATTTTGTACAACCTTCTCCGTCATATCCATTTGCTGACGTAACTGTTTTTGCGCTAATTCCAACTTATCTGACTCACTAGCATTTCGCCCCAACTCAGCTGTCTGAAGCTTAAAGGCACTCGCTAATTGTTTTTGTTCTACTTCAAGTTTTTTTGCATTCTCTTGTAAATCAACTAACTTCCCTCGAGCTTCCCTAGCTTCAATCGCTTGCTCGGAAAGACCTTCATTCACTCTTTTCATTGCATTATCAAGAGAAGTTTCAGCACGTTCTGCATCAAGCAACTTCCCGTACATTTTATTGAGTTGTTCGGCGGTTGTACTTGTGTCCTTGGACATAGCTTGATATTCAGCACGTAACATAGCTGTACGTTTCTTGGCTGCTTCCATTTGAATTTCAAGCTTCTTCTTTTCAGCAAGAAGTTTATCAGTCATCGTCGCATCTTGGCCCATTGCTGCAATATGATTTTTATATTCTTTCGCTGCATTATTCATAACCATATTGATTTGTTTCAATGTATTTGCATACTGAACTTGACCATCCATTTTAAAATTAAGGACGACGTTTCTTTCTTTACTATTCCCTGGCATTTTCTCACCTCATTTCTTATAAGAATGGTGTTTGATCTAACGTGTAGATTTGTTTCGGTTTCTGCTCATGTAATGCATCCGGATTGTTATATCTAAGATGCATAATGAATTGTTTTAAAAAATGTGCCGGTGTGATTTTCCAAAAGTCATCCATACTTAAACCAAGCAACGTATTACCGACATAAAAATAAAAATCCCAGTCCAATTCGGACTGAGATTCCTCGTTTTTAGTCAGTATATTTTTTACTTTTTTTCTTGCTTCAGCTTCTCCATATCAGAATTCTGGAAAGTTTGGCCGCTGAAAATTTCGTATACAACAATGAAGATGTCAGGTAAATCATTCATAGGAATGGCACCTTTAATTTCATCTAATGTACATTCCGTACCACCACTACGTACCATCGCATAAATTAATGCACGCATCAATTTCGCTTCATTTTCCCCCAGGCTAAATTGACCTTTAGCTAACATATCATTCATTTCTTTTTCAAATTCATGATAAGGTGTTCCAAATGCTTCTTCCACATAAGGGAAAGATTCAAAAGTGAAAATAACAGGGATTGAGACACCCTGTATCTTAATGCTATTCCTAGTTATATTAACGTTAACTAAATCACTTAAACGTGCCATAGTTACCCTCCTTATTTACCTGTTTGCGTCGTTCCACCTAGCTGTGCTAGTTGAGATTCATCACAAATTACTTGTTTTAGGAAATCTTCAGCTTTAATTCCTTTTGCCTCTGGATCCCCCGTATCTAATTCAGCTTGTGTTACATCATTAAATAACAATGGATCTGCTGTAATTGTGTAAGCAATGTCATCCACAGTCATTTCATCACCTTGTGTTTTCCAAGATTCCTCTACTGGAGCAACTGTACATTTTGGGTACCAACGTAATATTTTTGTTCCATCATTTAAAGGGAATACAACCCCTACTGCGAACTTTGGATACGCCTTCGCCTTCGCTGTTTCAAAAGACACACCTTTTTTACGTGTTTTAGCAAAGATTTTATCTTTTACTTCACGATTTAGACCAGCAAGATTAAAAGCTAATCCAAACGCTGTATTTTTGACAATGTTAATAATTTTTTTGTTAGATGCCCACTTTGTAAAATTAGTAGAAGTAGTGGAAATCGTTAAATCAGAAATATTCGTTTGTCTATAAACGATATCCTCATAAGTTGGTAGTGCACTAGAAGTTTCATTTCCCTTCATCAAGCACAGATATAAATCTTCAATCCCTACGGAATATTGAATTTCTTTATTTTCAATTGTCATGTATATCATCCTCACATTCTATCTATTATTTTTTGTGCCATAATATCAGCAATTTTGTCACCTTCTGCATCAAAGGTATTCTGAGAAAAATGTAGACCTTTCACTCGACCTTTCCCATTCGCTTTTTTATGGCCGTGTTCAGCTAGATACCAATACCATGCTGCATCTTCGAATTCCACAGATACACGATCATTCTTTACAACGACTTTCAAGCTATTTTTTAAATGTACTCGCTTGTTCTTATCCGACATTTTAATGCGCTTTTTTAATTCTGCTGCAAAATACTTGGCTGCTTCATCTAATACATCCAAACTTACTTTTTTATTCACCCGTAATAGCGTATTAATATCTTCTAAAGCTTCAGCAAAACCATTGTTATTTGAAGCCATTACTGGATACACCTCACATACGTTATAAACTGCGTGATAGTGTCGTCGTTCTCGTCATAACCCATTCCATCAAATTGAGAATAAGACACGCCTGCTTCGTTAAAAACAACCTTTAACGGAGCGTAATCTTTTTCAGTTCCGTTTGTAATAACTGCAATTTGATAAAGTGGCATATCCTTTATAACCTTATTAGAAGCTCTTTTCTGTTGCTCATTCACAAATTCATACACAATGTAAGGATAATTTGCTGTTGTGGGTGCACTATCACGATAAACTGGAATGCCTGACTTCTTCATAATGTCTCGTAACTCTTGAAAACTAATTTGCATAAGACAGTGACACCTCCATCAATCGGTCTTCTTCTTTTACGTAAATACGCTCAATATCATAAATACGTCCGCCAACTTTTACACGATAATCCTTTTGATTGTTTTCAATCTCTCGATCAATACGAACTTCAATTTTCTTTACAATTTCATTCGTATCTTTCGTTGTAAATTTATCAGTGGCTGTAACTCCAATGTTGTTATAACGAATATTACGTTCTAACGGATATCCCATCACAACACGGTCATTTTCCGAATCAATGGTTTCTCCTAATTTAAGTAGCTCACCCATCCATTTGAGTTTATTCGTCTTTCTCTTCATCGGCATAAACCTCCTGGACAAACATCGGCGTTAAAGCATCAAGAGCTTGTTCTAATTCTTTTTCAGCAACCCTGTAATCATAGAAAATGCCGGCTACCATAATAATTAAATACTCGGTCTGTTTGCCTGTCGCATTCTTTACATAAGTCCTTGCTTGAGTGATATAAAAAGAGAGCATGGTTTCATCCATACCCTCTTCCCAATGAATATGAGATTTTAATTTCTCAATTAAATCATTCATAACCTATTTACCTTCAGTTGTAGCTTGCACTTCAAAACGATACACAGCTGGCTCAAATGGAGAATAAACTAATTGACCATCTAATAAGTTGTAAATTTGGAATCCAACTTTGTTTGTACCAGCAAATTTTTCAATCAATTTTTGTAATTCCATAGCGCCAATTACATCTTGAATATGGAACGCTGAAATATCACCAAAATATAAAACTGGAACGTCTGGTTTTCCTTTTACGTCTGCCGCATCAGTAAAGTCCACAGGATAGCCAATAAGCGTATTTCCAATACCACCTTCTACTTGTGTCATTGGACGTAGTAATGGGAATCCATCAGTTGTTTTCATTTTTTCAATTGCTGTTAATGCTGCACGGTTAATAATCCAACGTCCTTTTTTCATTACTTCTGTAACAGGTGTATTTTTCATTTCAACTAATGCATCATACATTAATTGCCCTGCATCTTTTGCTTTTAAATCAACTGGATTAGAAGGCTTAAACGCTACCGCTTTTTTTGCTAACGCACCTGGGTTTTCATTACCTACATCATCGCCATTGAACATGTAGTTAATTTCTTTACGAACATAAGCCTTTTTCAGCTCGTCCACAACGATTTGCTCAATTGGAGCACCTGTCATTTTTAATAACTTTTTAGTAACAGTAGCAAGTGCATCAAACTCAGCTGGATCAAGTAACACTTCATCAAATTCAATATCTGTTGCTACGATTTCATCACTATCTTTACGTTCCTTCTTACGTACATTTGCATCTGCTTTCTTAACAAGAACAGGATATTTCATATCACCTGCTGTTTTATGAACTGAACCATATTTACGTAGTAAGTTCTCTTCTTGAGCATAAGTAATGATTTCGCTCGCAATAACTTCTGGCACAGTTACTGAACCATTACCAGCTTCAATACCAAGAGAACGCGCTTCAGCTTCTGTAATTTTCCCAACTACAAAGTTAGCAAATGCCGAACGAATTTCTTTCTCTTTCTTTTTAGTAGATTTATGGCCTCGAGTAGAAAGACCTGTTGCAATAGCTGCCATTGCTGCACTTCTTTGTTCAGGCGTTAATCCATTTCTATTTTCTCCACCTTCAGTATTGCTAGCACGCCCTTCTCCGCCTTCTCCAGAACCTTCAGTACCAGATCCCTCATCACCTTCTTCATTATCTTCGTTTCCTTCTTCACCTCCACCATCATCTTCAAGATTTGCTAAAGCATCCGCAACTTCTTGCAATTGCTTGTTAATTTCATCGATTTCTTCTTGAATTGCTGGTAAGTCTTCAGCACGTAATTCAGGATTCTCAACCTGTGTACGTAATTCCACTAATCTTTCATTGCTTCGTTTTTGTAATGCTAATAATAATTGTTTGTTCATTTTACTTTTCCCCCAAGATTTGATTTATTTGTTTAATCATTTTCATTCGTTGTTCTATTTCTTTACCAATCTCTTTACTGCGAACTAAAGATACTTCCGTATCGTCATAAGCTGGTATTGAAACAACCGATATTTCATAAAGTTCTACTTCTTTAATGGTCCTTAATGCTGGCTCAACATTGTAATCCCAATTTTCTTCTGTTATCCAAAATCCAAATGAGCATTGATTGATATCGCCCCTGGACATACTTTCAGCTAAATCTCGACCAACAGATGTATTTGGTAATTCAATTTCGAATTTAAGTCCTTTTTCATCCTCTTCTAGTCTCAATGTACCGCTTTTTGTTCTCCCTAGGACATTATCCCAATTGTGATTGAATAACGCTCTGATATCACTATTCTCAGAAAGAGAACGAGCAAATGCACCAGGTTCAATAACTTCATCAAACCAGCCACCAATAGTTGTCTTTGAATTAAATACGGCTGCATAACCCGTTATCTTGGAAGGTTGTTCTTCCGTAGCATCCCTGGTACTTAATTTGGTGATGTCAAATGTCCGTGTTTCCTTTGTCTTTGCCATTTCCATCACCTCCCTTCAGTGAATCATCTGTAGCTTGTTTCTCACCAATTTTTGATAAGTCGTTTGAAATATAAATCGCTTGTGACTCAGGTGTATTTTGCATAGGGAACCCAAGCATATCTGCAACATTATCTGGTGAAGTAATACCAGTTCGAACAATATTGTAAGCAATGTTTGTTTTCATGCTATAAGTAACGAAATCAAGGATATTAATCTTGAATTTAATACGTTTGTCCGAATTTTTTCCGAAAAAAAGAAGACTCAAATGGTCTTCAAAATTTTTCATTATTGGTCTAACTGCTTTGTTATGCAAATACATCATTGCTTGCTCGAGGTCTTCCTTAATCAAGGCCGTATAAGTGTCCACATTTACACCTAAAAACTTACCTAAATCCTTCTTATATACATTTAGGTATGCTAAGGTCTTTTCATCGTCTAGCGGGCTTTTAAGCGTTTCTATTGAGTACCCTTTTCCTAGTGGAATCATTTTAACTGACCTTGCATCATCGATGGATTCCAGTTGATCTAAAATCTTTTTAATTAATTTTGACTGTGTACCATTCTGTGGATTGATATGAGCATCTAACTGAAGTAAAAATGCTAGTAATCCACCTTTTTTATACTTGTCAGTTAAAGTTTTCTCAGCTGACATAACGCCCTCGAGTGTATCCTTACCTAAATCAAGAATACCTTTACCTTTTAGATGATCGGCACCAATATTCTTCACATGTCGAATCATAAATGATGGAATTTCTTCTCCGTTTACTTTAAAATGTTCTATCAATTTATCATCCAATTCTGTATAAACATTAGATGCTAAATGTAATCGGTCACCATCCAAAACTGGGAAGACCTCACCTTGAAGCAAATAAGTATTAGTCATTAATTTAATGAACTCAGACTGTGTAAGATAATTGTTTGGATTCTTTAAAACTTTAAGAGCTGAATCATTTTTAATTTCCTTACCGTCTTTGTCTTCCACAACAATCTCAGCCAACATCATTTGATTACTTATATCTTGTAGCAATTCATAAACATCGCTAGATTCCAAGATATGATCATCGCCTGCATATCGACCACCATAACGAACAACGTTATTGAAAATATCTTCAAACAAACCGCGCTTTTCAGCCTGTCTAATTAAAAAATTTGAAAACCTATCCCTTAAACCCACTTTCTCACCGCCTTTCTATTTATATATGCTTATATTTTTCTTTTAAATTAATAATATGGTAAAATCACCCTAATAAGGAGGTGATAGTATGGCTGTTTATGCGGTAACTTATGATTTACATAAACCAGGTCAAGATTACGAAAAGCTTCATGAACAATTAAAGTCTTATCGAAATTATTCCAAACGATTTGAATCATTTTGGCTAATCGATGCTTCTCAATCAGCCTCAGAAATTAGAGATGATTTAAAGAAGGTTGTTGATGAAAATGATACAGTTTTTGTTATTGAAGTAAAAAAACATTGGGCTGGACTTAATCTTGCTGACGGTATGGTAAATTGGTTAAGACACGATAATAGATCATTTTAATTACTCTGTTCGTCACTTGATTTAGGCTCAAGTAGTCCTTCATAATAATAGTGTTCATATGGTAGGCCTTGAACTTTATGAAGTCCTATCTTCAATAAACACCAATCAGGAAATTGCGTCGTCGTGTGCTGAACGGCGACCTCTCTTCCTAATTTAATTAATTGATTTCTTATATTTTCTACTTGCTTTTTATTTTTCATTTCTCATTCACTCCTTATCTATAAATATCATCTAAATATTCATCGTAATCTTCATCTGGAACAGCGTCTTCCATCATATTTAATGTTTCTTTATGGCCAATTAACATCGCCACAAAACCATCGATATGCTCCGGTGATTTACGTTTAGATGGTGTCTTTAAATTATTAATATTAGTTATTACTTTTGCATTGCTTGCACAATAAATTAATAATTGATTATCAGTTTTAATTCGGTCCTGAAGCAATAAGATTTCAAAATCATCAAATGGTTCATTCATATGAGTTGGATACTGCGGAACTTCAACACATTGAATACCAAGCATTTCCCACTTCTCAACAAGCTTTTCAGCAAGCGCTGGATCATAATTAATTTGACGTAAATCAAAGTTCTCAAATACCCATTCAACGTACTGATTGACCATTTCTTCATCAACCGTTTTACCAGGACAAATTGTAACAAATCCTTTTTTAGCTAATTCCCGATATGGAACATTTCTTTGCTGTTCTTTATCTTCAATTCCAAACTCCGGAATAAAATACATTTGTTTTACTTTTAACAATGAAAGACCTTCATCATCGTATGTTGGAATATTTAACGATACACAAGTTAAATCGGTACGTCTTGATAAATCTACACCGATAACACAAGTTAACCCTTCAATATCTCCTAAATCATCAACAAGCATTTTATCCAATTGGTCTTTATCGAAGTATGTTTCAGCATAGTTAACAAATACATCTAAATGCTTTGATAAGAATTCTGCTTTATTAAAGCTGTTGTTTTGAGCTTCTTTAAATGCATTTTCAAGAAACTCCATGTTAACTGATACATCCATGTTCGGGTTAACCATTCGCCAAACATCACGATCTTCCCAATCAAACTTTTTATTCGGCTCATAGATCATCATGAACCAAGAATCATCTTTATCCTTATCCAAAACTTCTTTTGCATAAGTATAGATTTGAGTTCCAAGTGAGCCTGTATTCTTCCCTGCTGTGGAAGTGATGATGTTGAGTGGTTCTTCTTGAGCAATTTGTGCTGAACGTAAGTTATCATATTGTTCACGATCCATTTGAGCATGAACTTCATCAAAATAATTAATATATGGGTTTTTACCTTCGTTCCCAGCATTATCTTTTGTAAGAACCTTAATTACATTTGCATATTTAATATCATCTTCCACAAATGTATATTTTATTGACTTAATGGTATCTTCCTTGCCTTTATAGATACGCGTATCTGGACGTAAATCCGGACTATTCTCGATAGTTAAAGCAATTGGTCCAGCTGCATTTTGACATTGTTCAAAAGTATTAGCGGAAATATAACAATCAGCGCCTTTTACACCTTCTCCGTACATCGCATAAATGACTGGTGAACCGCCCATAATTGTTTTTCCGTTCTTCTTCGGAACCTGCAAATAAGCCGTACGAATCACTCGCACCGCTTTACCATCTTCATTATATTTTTGCCAACCATAAATGTTAGCAAAGTAGAACTTCTGCCAGGACTCTAAAATTAATGGTTGTCCTGCCCATTTTCCTTTTGCATGTTTTAAGAATGTTTCTGTGAAATAAATCATCGCATTTGCTTTTTCAACATCAAACCAAATATCTTTTCGTTTCCTCCATTTCTTATATCGTTTGATAGCTAATTTAATAGAATCAGGATATAAGTGTGGGGCTGCATCTACTTCAGAAACGAATATATCAGCGTAATTTGTTTCAAAATCAATCATCGATTCAACCTCTGCCTAAATTGCAATAATTTATTGCTATCACTAGGCTCCGTGGGCTCTTTTTCTGTTTTTCCTTTTTCGAGAAGAACCCCACTTTTTTTGATTAAATCTTTGTTCTTTCCGTCTAGTCCTAATTGCCCCAAATATTTCGCTTTTTGCTTAGACCAGACTTCAACTTGTTGAGCCAATGGATGCTTTGATTCTTTCACATCACCATTTACATTCTTTGTTTTTTGGACTGTTGGAAAGTTGGAATTCTTCCACAATCCATATTTGACGCTGTATATCTCAACTGCATCAAGATAAACCTCAATCAACGGATCAAGCGCTGGCGAATAAGTTCCGGCTTCAACCAAAACATCCATAATACGCTGCGCTTCTAATTCTTTTTTCTTTTCAGCTTCAATTACGACCTTCGATTTTCTGGCCATTCCTTAAATCACCACCTAAAAAAACGAATTTTTTTCAAAAAACCATTTTGAGGTGCGAGTTTGCACCCCCACTCCCTATCCCCCCATAAGGCCAGAGTTTCTTTTTTCAATAGGGGGGCTTAAAGTTTCCAATCGAACTTTTTCTTTTTCTGATATTTTGCATTTGTTTCTCTTTCTACAATCGGATGACACTTAGAACAAAGTGTATCGATATTATCTGGATCTAATCTTAATGAAGGATTGATTTTAATTGGAGCAATATGATGATGATGTGCTTGCTTACCAAACACGAACCTTCCACACCGTTGACACAATCCTTTGTCCCTTTGATAACAGAATGACTTTAAATCTTGCCAGGCTTTTGTACGATAGAATGATCTGTTCTTTGAATACACAACTGTCTTCTTCTGTTTACGTTTATGATTGAGACAGTATCGCCCTTTATCAATTAATGTCTTGCAGCCTTGCTCAGCGCAGTACTTCATGATAGTAACTTAATAATGTCTTCTTTCTTTTTAACATCCGCTGGAATCTCAACGTTAATCGATGCAGCATGATCACGTAACTCTTTTACTGTCATATCATCTAATTCAGTTACTTTAACATCAATCACTTTATCGTCAGCAAATTTAGCAATCATACTCTTTGGATTCTTAGTTACTTCAAAACCTGGATCTTCACCAGTTGGTACAAATAAACTTCTCTTTTCTTTTGTATCCCAATACTCTGTACCTGATATTGTTTTTCTAATTTCAGTAATCATTTACATTCACTCTCCTTTTTCTTATGAAACCAATTAGCAATGTTAAAAGTTAATAACACTGGCCATATCACAGTAAAGATACAAATTGTAATTAAAGCCGATACCACTGTAATATTCGCATTCTCTTTGTCTTTTTCAATTTCTTTCCTTACAGCAGAATGAACATCGAATGTAGCATAAACCATACCTACTATTAGATAAGCTAATAACCAAAGCATTGTCATACACCACCTATATAATTTTTACATAATAAAAGAGCAACCGTGCACCGGTTGCCCTTTCGTCAATTTCTTATGTTATTACTATAATTCATTTTTTCAAGGGTTTGTATAATGATACCTTACCTTAAGTAAATGTTAAGTTCTATTTGAGTACTCAACCTTTTCTCTCATAGCAGCATGTTTGTTGTAAATGTACTGTGAACTGTAGTTAAGTTCTTCAGCAATCTTTTCTAATGTCATGCCTTCTACATATTTTAGATATGCAATTTTATGTTCCAATCCTTTGAAAGTATTAATTAATTTTTTCAGTTTATACATATCGTTCATTTTGTGCGCTAATTCATATTCAATTGCTTCAATACGTTCTTCTACTTTCGCACCTTCTGATTCAGCAGTTAAACGTACCTCTCGCAAATCACCACTAATCCAGCGTTTTAATTCAGCCTTTGTTTTATCTAAGTTGTAATCTAAATACGCTATTTCTTGTTCTAATTCTTGAAATACCTTCAGCCAGTTAAACAAATGATGATTCACCTACCTTTTGTAATAATATCCTTACGATTCCTTACGCATTTTGAATATATGTGTAAGGCGCTCAAACCTTTGATACAACTGGGTTTATAGCACTTCAAAACCGATTCCTTACGCATTTAACCCCTAAATTTCTTTTAAATAAATATTAATTTTATTTTTTAAACTATATATTTTAAAAGAAATTGATTTTCACTGTAAGGCTGTAAGGAATTGCTCTAATCCCTTGATACGTAAGCGTTTCACGCCTTACACTTATCTGTAAGTCCTTACGCATTTTACTGTAAGGAACGTGTTTTTTACCATATATTAGTGAAAATATAGTGTTTTTCGTGACCAAAAACGGTCAAATACCCTATGTTTTTGACCGAAAAAAGTCAAGATTTAATGAATAATCGCTTACTTTTGCCATCAATCCACTGTACTTTCACATCAAATTTATACAAATGCTTTACTTGTTTGCTAAAATTCACATTGCTAACGGATTGAAAACCATTTTCCGCACAATACACTTTATACTGCAGATAAACATCACCAACTACAGCACGTTCCAATTCAACATCCTCATTATTTACAAAACTAATAATAGGATTGTTTTCCTCCTGATATTTAATCAATTCATCTTCAACTGCTTTTGATGTCGTGAATTTCTTCTCAACAAGTAATCGTTTCAAGCTTTTCAATGCCAGATTCAATACATATTGCATCGATTCATCACTCAGCAATTTATCAGTAATAAAAGGATCGTAATCGTCATCATTCGGTGTAAACTTCGCTTTAAATGGTACAATTTGAAGTCTTCGACCTAATCCATCACTAAAATCATTAATACGCGGCATTTCATTTGCGCTAAAAATTAACTTTGCATAATTCGTAAAGTCGAATGGATCCTTACCCTTTCTTTCTACGTTTAATGTTTCACCAGTAGAAAGCTTTTTAAATATCGATGATTCTTTGATATAACCTTTACCAATATCATCACCAATGTTTGCTAACTTCCCAAATAACTCAGCTGTTTTAAAGCGCTGATCCAACTCATTCAAGTCTAATGACGATGCATTATCTGAACCTATTAATTTACGAATGATTTTCAAATACGATGATTTACCATTACTACCATCACCAGTGAGGATAAACGTTGCAGCAAACTCATTCCTCCGGAATAAAATATATCCAAGAATCTCTTCTAAAATGGCCCGAATCTTTTTATCATTCACGGCTATTTTATTGAATGTTTTATCAGTCACCTCATAATAAGCACCAGGAACATATGCAACCGGTATTTTATTACGTGTGATAATTTCAGGTGTAAAATCTTCTAATCGCCATGTTTCTAAATTAAATACTCCATTTTTGACAACTACATATTTGGTAGAGGCGAAATTTTTATGTTTTGCCTTTAGCTGCAGATACGCAATTGTTTCTTGTCGTTGCATTCGTTTTAAAGCTGGAATGTGACGAATCATCGCTTCTTCAATGTCTTCTTGCTTGTCCGAATACACACCATCTTTATAGATGTGAAGAACATTAGTGACTTTGCAAATGTGATGTTCATTGATCAAGAAATCACCGAACTTTTCATGTTGGAAGGAACCCTTTATATAAAAGGACTCCTTCATGAATGCTTCATCACGTAAGATTACATTTAGTTCACCTTGTGTAACTGGTTCTTCTAAAATGTAGTTATTTATAATAGAAATGGTCTCTTTAATATCATTTTTAGCAATTCCTTGTGACTGCAGTTTTAAAATGTAAGTAAATAATTTATCATTACGTCCATCACCTTCCCCCATTTTGGTAAGGTTCGGATTTTTCTTGTTGTATGGATATAACCAACTTGGTAATGAATCATGCTCCGTACATTTTCTTAACCATTTACGAGTTTTACCATCAATCTTGAGTGGATCAGCTGTGTTTTTGATACCTAACTTATAATCACAAAGTATACCGACATTGGAGAACCACTTAATTTTATTGGCCGTTATGTTATAACCTTTGAAATAAAAATGCATGCCATTTGTCGTTTCTAATACGGAACAATTAATGCTCTTATCTTCGATAATGTCTAATAATGTTTCAGCTTCGCCTATATCATCGACATCAACCATAATGTATTCATCATCCAGGATACCGACAAATGAATCTTCTTTTCTTGCTGTGTGATAGGATAATAGTTTTGCACCATCCTTAAATTTACTTGCAGCATGTTTACCATTACCTTTTAAATAACCTTTGTACATGTTCATCACCTACTTTCTTAAACCTTGAAACATTTAATATTATTCTTTATCCTATTAATTAGGAAAGGAGTTTTATATGGATACAAAAACAGTAGTAACTATTATCTGCTCATTTATGGCAGCAGGACTCGCACAAATGGCGAGTCACCTTTTCACTCTAAGAAGAGAAACAAAAAACTATCAAAAGGCCTGTTATCAAAACTTGTATTCACCAACAATTTTTAAGCTAACCGATTATATAAAGTCAGAAGGACACTCTAAGGAATTTTATGAACATCACAACAGCTACCAAAATCCTACTGAAATATTTAATGAAATAATGCAACACGTTGAAAAAAATTTAAATTATACAAGTGTAGATATTATCAATTTCTATCAAGTCTGGAAAAGAGATTTTTCACGTTCCCATAAAAATAAAGAATTACACGACTACGTAAAATTTGAAAATGAAATGGACCTAAGAATCACATTTGCTAATACGTTCTTTTCAAAGTTTATAAAGCTGAACAAATCGTTAAAGTTTAAGCACAAAATAGTTGATGAGGAGCTAAAAGTCCCCTATTTTTTCACTCATTTTTTCTTATTAATTAAAGAATGTACGCGTCCGTATTCGATAACATACGCTGAAATATTCGGAATGTATAACCTAATTGAAGATATGTTATTAACAACTAACAATTATACTGAGCGAATTATCACTATTCGAAATGATTTGGACAAAGTTCCATCTACGACTCTTTATAAAAATGAAAAACGAGTTCATAAAGCTTATATTTCCGCAAATAAATTCTTATATGAAATCGCAAACGATTTGGCAGCCTTTAGCGAGGTTCATTCAAATGATTTTAAAGAGTTTCTCAACTCTTCTATTCAAAGGTAATTTACATGAGAGTTGTTCATTCAGCTCTCTTATTCACTTATCCTCTCCTAAAAAGTCATCAATTCGTTTATTAGCCAATGTCCAGTACCACCAGTAATCTAATTTACCTGGTACTTTCATATCTTTAATATCACCATTTTCAATAAAACATCGTTCAGGAACATACGCTATTTTCTCAGCAACTCCATCTTTCACTTTGCATAACTGCTTATCGTTTTCGTCTATACTAGCAAACACTCGAAATACTTTTTCATTCATCCTTCTTGTACCGTATCTAGCATGACTATACTTACTACTAATTTTCACGATCTTTTGGAACTTGACTAATTCCGTACAATTAAATATGGTTTCTTCTGGATCAATGCCCTTTACGAAGTAATTCACAACCGCTTCATTCACGATTGGTAAATCATAATCAAGTGGGTTCAATTTCTTTACATACGCACCTTTCGATTTATAATTACCTTCCGCATCTACTAAGATGTAATTATTAACGTCTTTTTGAATTACTTTTACGAATTCATCAAACTCTAATCCCATTCTTGTACGTTGTTCCCACTCATAACAAATATCATCGATTAAATCGTAATCATCGTAATGACGTAATTTAACCAGGACACCATCGGTGTTTGATTGGATAATCTCACAATGTGGTTCAAGCTTTTCTATTAGATCCAGGAGCAATGTCATTCCACCAATACAAACATTGTTGGCCATAAGTGGATCGTAAAGCCCATTATATTTATCTTTCATGGCCCCATATGTACCATTGATTACAATCTTTAATGGTGCCTGACGTTTATCTTTAGCAGCTTTATATTTTAACCTCGTATCACGGACTTCACGAAACTTTGCAGGGTCTTTTACATTCCTGGATAAATAATCATACTCAATCATAAGTGCCGGATAATAACTTTCTACATCGATATTAAGAAAGTAACCTTCACTGTAATAATTGTTCCTTGCACCATGCAAACCACCCCAAGCAAACAAGTGCGGTACACCAGCAACGTTTAATTCAAGTACTTTGTTGTAATCTTTATTTTCTTTATAGAAGTCCAGGACTTCAGTGTATTTATTAATTTGTAATGTATCTGGAAATGTAAAATCAAATTCATCGTCTCTTGGAACTGCAGGTTGTTTTGCATCCAGGATAAATGCACTTAATTGAGCTTTCGTTTTGGAAATGTTTCTTAACGGAAGATTAAACATTTTTAATAGCTCAACTTGTGATTCAAATTCTGTAATTGTCTCCATGAAAATGTGCATTGTTTCATGTACATCATGACGACAATATTTAATAACTTCTTCAATTTCTTCTTCTGCTAATTCCCGGCTTATATTGAATGACACTGACGTTTCACGAATATCATGACCTTGAAATCCTTCTAATTGTTTCAAAGAGCGAAACTTATTCGTCATAACATCAAAGTTATAAAGCTGTATTTTCCAAAAGTCTTTATAAAACTTCCATCCTGGTTGATGATCGATAATAATCCATTCATTGATAGCCTGTGGTGTAAATCCACATATAATTGCTTTTAAAATGAATTGGTCATAATGTCTTGAATTGTAGCCAATCCATATGTCATTTTTATGCTCATGATAATAATCAATTAATGCTTGTTCATTATTAACAAATACTTTTTCCGACTGATTGTCAGTATCTGCAATAACTACTAACCAATCATTTGCGAACACTTCAAAGTCATAGAAAAGCATTCTATCACTCCTTTATAAAACGCTTTGCATATCGTAACTGCATTTCAATGTAGGGATCATCATTTTTACCACCACTTACAATCCAATCACTGATTCTTTTCGTAATATCCTCTAAAACTTTTAATGGTAGCTGCGGCGCAATTTTAGTAATTTCATCTAATGGATTCATCTTTATCACCTCAAAATAAAAGGGAGCTCATCGGCTCCCCTTATTCATTTATTCAACTTCAAACACTTCTAAAATTTTGAACTGATCAAAGCCATTTTTATCTGTTTCTTTGCTTAATAAGTATTCAAATTGACCATCGATGTCTTCATGAATATCAAGTACTAGATCCGCATACTCTCCAAAGCTAGTAAACTTAACATCATCTTTATCACAGTCCCATAACGCACGTAACATTTCGTTATTCTGGTGAACCTGGAACCCAAACGCCTTATCATTTTGTGGCTGCATCACCTTGTTATAGAAGAGACGTTGTCCTTCATAATCACCTTCCACAATCTTGAACCAAATCGTAAGCATTGGATCGCCTTTTTTTGATTCAGTAAGCTCTAATTTTTCAACAGCTACTTCATATTGACCATCTGGAAGTGGTTCGAAATCACCACCACCGCCGTTTTCTTCTACTTCATGCACATCTGCAGCTAGCGCTTCTAAATCTACTCTCTTATCAAATTTACCCCAGTCAAATTTTTTCTCAGCCATTATTCTTCGTCTCCTTCGTTTTCATTTAGTTCATCCATTTCTAATTGCCCAGGAACAACTTCCGTCGTCCCATCCGGATTAACACTGTATTCCACACCTTCATGTGGTTCACCATGTTCTTCTACTTCTTTCCTAGCTGCAGCACTTTCCATAATTTCACGCGGTGTATCATAACTAAAAGCTAAATCCACCAAGAAGTAAGTACCGTATTTGTTGTGCTTTTCACTGATTTGGAATGATGTTAAATACACATCATCTTTCGCTTCCTCAACGATTTCTTCTGCTTCTTCACGAGTATCTGCATAATGTTTTTCTTTTGAATTCAGTTCTTTTACTGCCATGATTATTCTCCTCTCTTTCTTCTAGTTCTGCGTTTAGGTGCTTCCTCTTCAGTTGATGCATTACCATCGGCTTCACCTGGCGGTGTATTATCTTCAACCGGCTTACGTTGTCGACGTTGACGTTTTGGTTTTTCTTCTACTGCAGGTTCTTCACTTTCTTCTTTAGCTTTACGAGAACGACGTTCACGCTTCGGCTTTTCTTCTGGTTCATCATCTGCAGACTCTTCTTCATTTTCAGCAAGCCATTTTTCGTAATCCTTTTTAGTACGTTCATCAAAAATGTCATCCTCTAAGAAATCTAATGACTCACCCTTTTTAACTACAACAAAATCTTCAGATCCTTCATGTTGGAAGTACATAATTTTTTTAGCCACATTTTCTTCATCTTGCGGTTTTTCTTTTTTCTTACGCTCACGTTTTGGCGTTTCAGTTTTACTTGCAGTATCTCCTTGCGCTGCAGTTAACTCTTCAATGAATGCTTCCATATCCAATGGAATTGTATCCAATTGGAAGTCATAACGACCGCCACCGAATACATTTTGTTTCTTTGCAAGCTGCAAGAATCGTTTATCATCAGCATCTACATAAGCACGCAATGTTAAATCAACTGTTCCGGAAAGGAAATTCGCTACTTTATCATTGATATTTGGTTTGAATGTTGTACGCTTCGCTCCACCTCTAAGCGTGTACTCTTCAACTTTTTCTTTACTGATATAAATGATTTGGTAACCTAATGCTTTCAAACGTTTCATAGCATTATTAAATTCAGTTGTTACCATTGACCAACCTTTACCGTAAGATCCATCTGATTCATGCTCCCATCCGTTTTTATCAAATACATACACACGGCAATGTTCATAAAGGTCTTCGACCAAATCAATTGATACAGCTTCAAAATCATTTTCCTCAGCTTCTAATTCAGCAACTACATCAAGGAATAGATCCCAGGCTAATTTACGACTTGTAACACGTCCTTTTTTCGTTACTTCATCTTTAATTGAAATAACAGGTGCAGTTGTGTTATCTGTATTACCATCCGTATTTAAGAACAATACGTTATCAACTTTATCTACAAATGTACTTTTCCCAGTGTAGCTATCCGCATAAATCCATAGGTCCGGCTTCGTATCAATCTTTCTTTCACGGCGTTCATTTTTAGGTAAAATCATTTCAATCTCTCCTTTGGTATTTTCAATGGCTTCTAAATAATTTGGTCTGAATCGTGGGTTACAAGCGAAACAGTTTTTACTTTTATTTTTCTTAGAAAAGTCTTTTGTTTTTTCAATTTCATCAATGTTATTCAGAAAATAAATTGTCTTCATTTCATCGAACTCAATTGGTACAAAAGTAAGGTTTGATTCTTCAACTGCTTGAACCAACCGTTTTCTAAACGTGTGTAAATCTTCCTCTTGCTTTTGCTTAATACTCGTTTTAGGAACAAACAAGTATGCTAGTCTTTCAACATTGAATCCATCTTGCTTCAAGTAATCCCTATATATGTGTAATTGAGCACTGTCCATATAGTTCTTGATGTGATTGGAATACTTAAAATCAACTACCATACAGGTGCCATCAGGAGCTTGTACAATTAAATCAACAAATCCAATGTAGCTAGGTTTATCGATTTTATATTCATGGATCAACTCGCAATCTGCGAAATTTTCCTCAAGAAACTCATGTACTTTCGGAATCAAAATTTCAAGTTTCATAGATTCTTCTACAATCGCATCGTTCATTACTGGAAATGAGTTGTAGTATTCGTTTAACGCTGTTTCTACATCATGTTCAATTCCTGTATGCAATGCATGACCAATGATTAAAGCATTATCAGCCCTTGTTAGATCAGGAATCTCTGTGAGTTTGTCGATGTATCGTAATCCAAAATGATATGGACAATCATTGAATAGTGATACTCGTGAGTAAGAGTACTGAGTCATTCAACCACCTCACGTTTGAAGAACTTGTATTTTCCTAATTCATCAAGTTTCCAATTGTAGTCCATTGCTTTAACAAGTCCACCATTCTTTTGTTGTAAATAAACATCATTGATTTTATTGTTTGCAATTAATCCTAATAGATCTGCTAGTGAAATTTCTTTGTATCGTTCCATCAAAACCACCTCTCTTTCCAGGACTCAAAGTCCTTAGGTCTTAAAATGTAAGCTTCACCGCCTGAATCATTAATTTTACGAATGTTATAGAGTTGTAGTTTGCTAGGCACCCCAACATCTGTTTTCAATTCAATTCCATGAAACACTCCATCGATACATGCTAGAATATCTGGAATACCTTCTTTCGTGTATTGAGATCCAGCCCAATACTTTACGTGCCAAACATCTTGCTCTTTTAAGAATTTAATGACTTGTTTTTGAAATGCTGATTCACGCATGTAGAATCACTTCGTACTCAACTGTTCTTTTAACTACTACTCCACCAAGTTCTTTAGCTGCTCTTTCAGCATTTACACTGTCGAACTGTCTAGCATTCGCAATATTTCTGGTTACCGTTAATACTTCTAAGTTAGAAACAAATAAATTTCCCATCATAACCAAATATGAAACTTGTGTTTTCAATTGTTTATTCATACTCGTCCCTCCTACTTCACCGTAAATTTCACGTGAGCGTTTCGGTTCGATACTTTTGGATAATCACCAAGTAGCTCACCATACAGATCTGGTTCTTCAGCTTTTAATTTCGTTATATCTAGCGATGTTGAAGTAGTAGCTTCAACTCTAGTAATCTTGATTAGATCGTTATCAATAGACGTAATACCATGTTCGTCCATTGCTTTTTCAAGTTCAGCTTTTAGTTTTTTGGATTGCTCAGCAAGATTCTTTTCTTGTTGCGTATGAATTGCAATTGCTGTCATAACCGCTAAATACTTATTTTCAAAAGCTTGTACTTCATTCATTTTTTAGCCTCCTTTTTCAATTCTGCTAACGCATGGAAACAATTATTTCCTGTGTAACGAGCAATGCTTAATGCTTCATGTGGTGTGTATCCTTCTTCCTCTACCAAATGAGCAAGACCAGTAACAATTAACTGTATGCCAAAACTTTTATCTGTTATATCAGCAACTAATTTAGGTGTGATTTCATTAGCCATTTATATTTCCTCCTTCTCAAATAACGCATCTGTGTAATCCTTGCGCTCTTTTAGTACATCTAACATGCGCCATTCTATCGATCCATCTGTAAGCAAGTAGTAATAGAAACAAGGCCTTTCTTGTCCAATACGATGTGTTCGTTTCTTACTTTGTTCAAATAACTCACTCTTATCTGTTAGCGTGAAATAAACAATCTTGTTGGCTTTCTGTAGGTTTAATCCCATCGCTCCAGCTTGATACTGAATCAACGTTATGCTGTTTTCGAATTTCTCATAAGCAGTTAAATCCTTGAGATCTCCGTTAACTGTACTAATTGGTTTTTCAATTAGATCCACTAATGCTTCATATTCTTTTTTAAAGTTGTAAAAGATAATGATTCGGTCATTCGTGCTTTCAACCAGGTCTTTTACATACTGCAGTTTGTTTTCGTTATAACTTCCAGCTAATTGTCGTAAATACAATTTCTTTGCTGCAGGTGTATCACCGATCAGTAACTCTTCACCGATTTCAACAATGTGATGCTTCTTAAATTCCTTATACAACTTGGTACCAGGTATTTTTACTTTCACATCTGTTATTTCTGGTAAATCAAATACTTCTTCAGTCTTCATAAACACTGCACCATATTGCTTTAATTTCGCTTTTAAACGTTCGACGTTTTTATAGCCAGTGATTTTGTACTTACTATTTCTGTCGTCCCATTCCTGGACTACAAATTGCTTTAAGAACAGCTTTTGATTAATCTTCCAACCTAACAAGTGAAGTTGTGACCATAATTCTTCATACTTTCCACCTGTCGGTGTTCCTGATAGCAATATGATGTTTTCAGCATTCAATCTCAAAATGAACTTAGTTTGTTTAGACTTATCGTTTTTAATTTTTGAAGACTCGTCCAACATGAGTGTGAAGTTATTTAGCTTCAATAACTCATCACGCCTCCAAGCTCTCTCATAATTGACGATTAATACACTTTCTTCTGGAATTTCTTCCATACGTTGTTTATCGAACACAATTACGTCATATTCATAATGTTGTTCAAAGTGCTCTTTCCAATCGTCTATTTTGGACTTCTGGCAGATTAATAAGTTATACGGTGTATTTAGTTCCCACATCTTTTCAGAGCCTACAAATGTCTTGCCCAGCCCCATATCAAGATAGTACGCAACACGATTATGTTCATATGTTTCGTTCAACGCTCTATCTTGGTGCGGAAATAGTTTCATTTACATCACCAAATTTCATGCTATAATGACCTCAACATGTGTTTTTATTGAACCGTCAGCCCCAACTGGCGGTTTCTCTTTATTATCCTCTTTCCCAAGAAAAAGGATTTTTGTTTTATTGGCTTATAATCTGGATTCATCTTTTTAAAAGCACGTGTTTTCGTTGTATGAACTGTTGATTTTTTCATTTCTAACTTCATAGCAATTTCTTCTGTGGTATACCCTTCACCAACGTGCATAATGATGGACTTTTCTTTTTCTTCAAGAACGCTCGTTACTTCTTCAAATTCGATATGTTTGGTTACCTCTTCTTCCACATCGATTGGAGACACAGCATAAAATCCGTGTACCTCTTCCTCCTCTTGATGATAGTCAATCGAATGAATGTTGATTTTATTCCTTTCTTCATGACTAATCCGTCTGCTAATCTTAAACAGGCTCCCTTTCAAGTGAAGCTCATCACTCATGGCCCATTTCATACCTCTCATTACGTATGCACTAAACGTTTCTATTCTCTTTGGATCATGCTTTAAACAACGCTCCCATAAATACATACGACCGAATTGAATTAAATCATCAAGTTCCATATTGTTTAACTCTGCGATTTTCGCAGCCCTTGTCATACTTCCAAATTGTTGTTTAATTGCAGCAAACACTAGATGTTGTTTTTCTTCAAACAAATCATTTGCCAACACTCCTTACCACCCTTTCCTTTTTATACAGCTCGAAAGCATTCAACATTGTGTTCCGCAATTAAGTAATTCGTTAGATTCCCTTCAAGTACGGCATTCTGTCCGAACATAAAATACTTATCATCTTGCTTAATTTCACAACCATAGAAATCTTCAATTGGATGATCAGGTTCTTTAGTAGATTCCTTTCCACCAATGTCTTCCACAAATATTGCATCGATATTACTCACACTAATGTGGAATGGTACTGTCGGAGTTGCACCTTCATATTCAATTCCCGATAAAAATCCAAAACTATTTTTAAATGTTTTAAATTGCGCTGCCGTAAAACTAACCTTGGCACCAGATTTAAAAATCAATGTTACTTCTTTCAATTAACTCTCTCCCTTTCATTTTCTTTTCCTTTTCTAGTAAAATATTTCTAGAAAGGTAGGTGATTAATATGAATCTCTCAATTTATCTAAAACTCTATTTCGCTAACACCTTTGGTAAGGTTAAAATTAAACCTACCTACAAACACCTCGAATACATGTATGAGAATAACTTTGTAATTCCCATTACCGATGGATACACTAAAATTGCTGGTTTCCCAGTGCCCACTCACAGTGATTGGCACACTATTACATCTGACGGAAAAAAAGCTATGTGGGATAAAGGTAGTCATTTGAAAACTAGACTAATTTCACTAATCGCAGTAATCATTAGCTTTTTAGCATTGCTAATTAACTTTTATAAAAAGTAAAAATTAGAACTACTATTGATACTAATAAGGAAAATAAGGATGTATATAATGTTTTCTTTTCTTCCTTTGCACGCCAATTATTTAATCCCTCAGTTGTTACTTTGCTAACAGTTGGGGATTTTTCTTTATTTTTCTCTGAAGCATGATCCTTCAATTAACTCACCTCCCTTCAAGATGAAACCTTACGATTCATTAGGTACATTTTGCGCTTTGCTTCTAATTCAGTAATTAATAACATTGCTGGACTTTTTCTCATTTCTGCACATCTTTTTACAACCTCTGATGCTTTCATTAATTTACTTGCTGATAATACTCCATTCATGATTGGTCACCTTCCTTTTTCTCTTGTTCTGCTTTACGAGCAGCTAATACACGAGGAACCATTGTTTTCATTAAAAATTCAACCATTTTCAACTTAGTTTCTTCACTTGGTGGATTATCCAATACCGTTCGCTTCATTGATACCATCCCCCTCAAAAACTTCATATTTCATGAAGTTAGTTGGCAAAAAAATTTCTTCAATTCCTTTGCCAAACTTTTGAGCGATTAAAAACATTTCATTCGCCTTAAATTGAGTAACCCCATGCTCTTTGTTGACATATGTTCTTTTATCAACTCCTATTAAATCAGCCATATCCTGTTGATTTAACCTATTATACATACGCAACTTTATTAGATTGTCTTGCAATGTTCCCACCTCCTTGCTAATGATCTTCATATTACATGAAGTTTTGACATATTTCAACATTTATTTTCATGTTTTATGAAATTTATTTATTATTTTCTTGTTTCATGAAATTTTTAGTTTAAAACTTCATGAAATATGATATAATAGAGTCAGAAAGGAGGTGAAACTTCATGAAACAAGATGTTTCTAAATATGTTGGTAAACAAATTAAAAACTTTAGGAAACTAAAGAAAATGACACAAAAAGAATTAGGATTACGAATAGGAAAAAAACATAATACAATTTCATCTTATGAAAATGGGACAAATGAACCTGAACAAGATGTATTATTTGCAATAGCACAAGCATTGGATATATCCATTAATGATTTGTTCCCACCAACAAATGAAGTGTATAAGACAAGTACTCCAACTATTTCTTTAATAAGTGAATCTTCATATACTTATGTTCCAACTGCAATTTCAGCTGGTTTACCTCTAGAAATTGATGGAATGACAGAAATGGATTTGGAAACTATACATATTCCCGATGCATTAATGGGGAAATGGGCAGGTAGGGAAGATATTTTTATGACTCGTGTTAATGGTGACTCGATGAATAAAGTTATTCCACATACCTCTTTGATTGCCGTAAAAGAAGTGACTTTAGAAGATCTTTATGATAATGACATAGTTGTCTTTAGTAACGGCTGCGATTATTCTGTAAAACGTTTCTTTAATGATAAGGAGAATAAGCGAGTAATTTTCAGACCAGATTCATATGACAATCGTTTCTTTGATTACACAGTTTATTATGAGGATGCTGTAAATATAAAAATACACGGTAAAGTAGTGATGTACATAGCTACTTTAGACTAATACCAAAAAAAATTAGATCTTTAGCGCTAAAAATTTAATGGACAGCCTTGCTAGCTGTCCTCTTTTTTAAAGGAGAGAGAATAGTGACTGTTGGAATTTATATAAGAGTAAGTACCGAAGAACAGGTGCGAGATGGCTTCTCTATATCAGCTCAACGTGAAAAATTAAAAGCATATTGTATTGCACAGGATTGGGATAGTTTTAAGTTCTATGTGGATGAAGGTGTGTCAGCAAAAGATACAAATCGTCCACAATTAAACATAATGTTAGACCATATCAAAAAAGGATTAATCAATACTATTTTAGTTTATCGTCTAGATCGTCTAACACGTTCTGTTATGGATCTATACAAACTACTAGATACATTCGATAAATACAATTGTGCTTTTAAGTCAGCAACAGAAGTTTATGATACTTCCACAGCTATGGGGAGAATGTTTATTACAATTGTTGCCGCATTAGCTCAATGGGAAAGAGAAAATTTAGGTGAACGTGTACGAATGGGACAATTAGAAAAAGCTCGACAAGGAGAATATTCAGCAAAAGCTCCTTTTGGATTTGATAAAAACGATCATAGTAAACTTGTGATAAATGATATTGAAAGTAAAGTGGTTTTAGACATGGTAAGGAAAATTGAAGAAGGTTACTCTATCAGACAACTTGCCAATCATTTAGACAGCTATATTAAGCCCATAAGAGGTTACAAATGGCATATACGAACCATATTAGATATTCTGTCTAATCACGCCATGTACGGAGCGATAAGGTGGTCTAATGAGATAATAGAGAATGCACATCCAGGAATCATTACGAAAGATAGATTTATGAAATTACAAAAAATCATTTCAAGTCGTCAAAATTTCAAAAAGCGTCAAAGTAATTCAATATTTATTTATCAAATGAAATTAGTATGCCCAAACTGTGGTAATCGTTTAGGTAGTGAGAGGTCCCGATATTACAGAAAAAAAGATGATCAACATATAGAATGTAATCAATATCGTTGCCAAGCTTGCGCTTTAAATAAAATAAATAAGCCTTTCGCTTCCAGTGAAAAGAAAATAGAAAAAGCTTTTTTAAAATATATTTCAGATTTACGTTTCGAACAAATTCCACAATTAAAAGAAGATGATAACGAATCTGAAATAATAAAAAAACAAATTTCCAAAACAGAACGTCAAAGAGAAAAATTCCAAAAAGCATGGTCTAATGATTTAATGACCGACGAAGAATTTACTGATCGAATGAGAGAAACAAAGAAAATGCTGGAGGAATTGACCGAAAAACTACATGCTTTAAAACCAATCGAAAATACAAAAATTGATTGTGCGGTTATAAAAGATATTGTAGATAACATTAAAAACAATTGGTCATTCCTACCTCCAGCAGATAAAAAACAATTTATGAATATGTTTATAGAGAGTATCAAAATTGATAAAAAGGATGGAACTACAGAAGTATTAGATATAGTATTTTATTAG